CTCAAGTCCAATGCTCCAACAGATTTGCCTTCCAAAATCTTGTGACTGCGTCCTAAGAAACTGGAATTTTTCCAATCAACAAACGGTTTTGAAACTGGTAGCTTATCGATGTCAGTGTAAACGATTCCATGAGAAGTGAAACACTCTGAAATGCTGAGATTGTTGAACCAAGAAATGATGTCATCGTCAATGGCCATTATCATGTCATCGCCATAAACAAGGGTGTCGACAAGACGTTTGAAAGTTTGGTAGTCACTACTTTTATCGTTCTTTTCTGCAATCTCCTTGAAAGCCATGTACAGATACATCTGCATGCACATTGTGTTGATTATGACAGTGAGGGGCTGGCCGCTTGGAGAGCAGCATTCTGTCTTGAAAATGGTATCATAGCAAACATTGTAACCGGCAGTGATCTCTTTGCCCAATGTAGTTCTCTGTTCGTTAACCGTGGAAACATTATCCTCGCTGCAAAATTTGGAATACCAGGCATTTATGATCTCATAGCACTTCTCAACGAGGTTGTGGGGTAATGTGGGACCGAAATCACCTACATCTCCGCAGACAAGTTTCTTTCCTTCGAATTTTCTGGCCATTTTCTGCCAGTCTGAACCAAGACAATTAACGCCGATGGAGCTAAAAGTCTTCAGTTTGTTATTGTAGAAAGACGCTGTGAAATCCATGGTTCTCTGGCGGCATGCAATGGTGTACTCAACAGGGGCCATTTGAATCAACCTGGGCTTATGAATTTTATCTTCCTTTCTTCTCTCATCTTTGAGCACTGCGTGGAAAATAGTTTTAGGAACTATTCCGAGAGCCCTATCAGCATTGTTGCACTCAAGAGCCTTCTGAAGTTCCTTCGAGATGTGGACTAAGCGCGTCCCTCTTCTTTCGGTGATGGTGATTATCTGTTTCTTGTTGGAAAACTTGTAATTAAGAGGAAAACCGGTTGATGTGCTTAAATCCATGCCTGGCATATTTGGGACATTTGGAACACCTAAGATACAATCATCAAGGGACCTAATGTTATGAACTGCTGTTTTTGGCAGCATGTTTGTGAGCACATCATCTCTAACGGCTTCGAAGGCTGACTGAATCTGATCTTCGTTCCAATGAACCCTGGGCTCGTTCTTTGCAATGGCGGCAGACATTTTTGTCACACCAGGAATGTCCTCCCCTTCGTTTGTGAAACACACTGGCTTCTTGAGAGTGGGACCCAAAAGTCCATACAATGGGCTGGGCTTGATAGAGGTCTGCACCACGTGCCGAACTGGTGGGGAAACATTC